GACCCCGGGCCGTTGCCCGACCGAAAAGGTCCCGGAGATTTTCATCCCCCTACCGGTCGCCGAGGTCGTGGTGGATCTTGGTGTGGCAGGACTGACAGAGGCTCATCAGGTTGTCCCTTGCGTGAGTGCCGCCTTTGGAAACGGGCAGAATGTGGTGAACTTCCTGTACCGGGGTCAGCCGACCTTCCTTGAGACACATCTCACAGAGGGGGTGCTCCGCCGCATAGCGGTCACGGATGCGTTTCCATGCTCTGCCGTACTTGCGGTTGACATCGGAGCTGCGCTCGTATTTGTCGTACCTGCGGCGTTCCTCCACACGGTGCTGTTCACAAAACTGTCCTTCACAGAGGTTGGGGCAGCCGGGATGAGAGCAGGGTCTGAGTGGTCGCTTGGGCATTTGCTCACCTCCTTCGGGCATAAGAAAAGCCCCACGGGATTGCTCCCATGAGACTGTCCTCGATTCTTTTTCGCTGATTATATCATATCATAATGTCGAGGTGGGCATCTACCGACAAAGACGGGTATTTCCGGCGTCTTTCAGATCCGAATCGGGTCGGTGGGTAAAACCACTGCCGAAAGAGCTGCCTTATGCCATCTGCGAATGGTGCTTTCATCTGCGTTCAACTCTCCGCCGATCTGCTCCCAGGTCATGTTGTGGATGTAGCGGTAGCGGAGAACCATGCGCTCGTTGACATTGGCAACGGTGTCCACTGTCGTGCGGATCTGCCGTTTCAAGTCAACGAGGGTGTCAATCTCATTGTTGACCACTTTTTCAAGGTCCATGATCTTTTCCAGGCACCGCACGAAGGGCGCATCCGTGTTGCGAGAGGTCTGCACTTTTTCCTCCCAGGACGGCGAGGAGATACCGCAGGCCATTTCCCGCAGGCGGGTGATCTCCGCAATGTTGGAATCGATACGCTGGTCGAGGCGGTATGCCTGACTGAGATATTCCTTTGCCGTCATACGCCGTACACCTCCCGGTGGAGTTTTTCGATCAGCACCTCACCGTCCAGAGAAGTAAGCGTCTGAAACCAGCCGGAGCGGAAAAACCGCTCACAATCCTTTCTGACGGATTCGGCATTCTTATCCCAGGGGTATTTCTTCAAACGGCGCAGCGCACGGCGATGGTCTTTCGCTGCCGCCAGGATAATAGCGTTTGCGAGGTTCGTATAACAGGTTTCCATTCTCATCCCTCCAAGTTGGCCTTGACCGCATCGATGAGTGCGGTCTGGGTCTTTTCTTTTTTACGGAGCGCAGTCATGATGCGCTCGTCGATGGTGTCTTTGGCAATAATGTGGTGAATGACGACGGTATCGGCGGTCTGTCCCTGTCGCCACAGTCGGGCGTTGGTCTGCTGGTAAAGCTCCAGCGACCAGGTCAGCCCAAACCAGATGAGGGTCGAGCCGCCTGCCTGCAGGTTCAGCCCGTGACCGGCAGAAGCCGGATGGATGAGTGCCACGGGCAACTCACCGCTGTTCCATCTGCGGATGCTGTCGGAATCGTCCAGCAGACTGAACGGGATGTGTCGTTTATGGAGCCGCTCGGAGATACGCTCCAGGTCGTGCTTGAACCAGTACGCCACAAGGGCGGGTTTCCCATTTGCGGCTTCGATGAGATCCTCCAGCATATCCAGCTTGCGGTCGTGTATCTGAAACACACGCTTGTCCTCTCCGTAGACGGCTCCGTTTGCCATCTGGGAGAGCTTATTCGCAAGTGCTGCGGCGTTCCCGGCATCGATTTCTTCGCCTTTCAGCGAGATAACCAGGTCTTGTTTCATGGCATCGTAGGCTTTGCGCTCTGTTTCGGATAGCGTCACAATGGCGTCATTATGAACGCATTCCGGCATATCCAAATGGTCGACGGCTTTCATGGAGATGGTGATGTCGGAGATGGCATCGTAGATCTGTTCCTCCGCACCGGGCAGCGGCTTGTAGCTGAACACCACCTGTCCGTTGCGCTTGTCCGGGCGGAAGAAGGTGTTGCGGTAATGGGTGATGAACCGGCCGAGCCGCTTGCCCATATCGAGGATGCGAAACTCCGCCCACAGGTCCATAAGACCGTTGCTGCTTGGCGTGCCGGTCAGGCCCACGATGCGTTTGACGCCGGGGCGGACTTTCAGAAGAGTTCTGAACCGCTTTGCCTGATAGCTCTTGAAGGAGGACAGCTCATCGATGACCACCATGTCGTAGTCGAAAGGGATGCCGCTCTCCTCAATGAGCCACTGGACATTCTCCCGGTTGATGATGTACACGCTGACCCGCTGCCGGAGTGCCGCCTTGCGCTCTGCTTCTGTACCGACAGCCACCGAGTAGGTCAGCCCATGCAGATGATCCCACTTGTGGATTTCCGCAGGCCATGTATCTCTGGCGACACGCAGCGGAGCGATGACCAGCACCTTGCGAACCAGAAAACTGTCGAGGCAAAGGTCGAAGATGGCGGAAAGCGTGATGATGCTCTTACCAAGACCCATGTCGAGGAAAACAGCGGAGATTGGATGCTCCAGGATGAAGTTCGTGGCATACGCCTGGTAGTCATGCGCCTTGTATTTCACTGAGTATCCCTCCAATCTGTTCGGGGCTATCGATGCAGTACACCGAAAAGCCGAGTGCTTCTAACTGCCTTTTTCGCCTTACTTGCAGAGGGCGGAGTGTTTTGTCCGGTGCTTTCAACTCAATGAAGGCGATTCTGCCGCCGGGCAGGAGTACCAGACGGTCAGGTACTCCATCAAGGCCGGGGCTTGTAAACTTCGGTGCAAGACCGCCTTTTGTGCGTACAGCCTGCACCAGCTTTGCTTCTATCGTTTTCTCACGCATAATGACCTCCTGTGTTCTCAAAACCCGAAAAGTCCTTTACGCGCGCAAATGCGGGTATTGCGTGCTTGTTGCTCTTTATTCCTTCTTCTTTCGATATATAAGAAAGGTTAGGAACACAGGAACAAGACCGCCTGTTTTCTTTGGTACTTATGGGGCCGCCGCCGTTCCCATGGGGTGTTCCCATAAATGTGCCGAGCGGATATGCTTCTCCCCGGAACCTGTTCCGAAGGATGTCGAGTACAGTCATTTTCATTAGGAACACTCCTTGGGAACAAAGACGTACTGCGGACCGTAAAGCGGGATACGCACCTTGCTGTCCAGCCGCTTCCAGCCAAGACGGGCAAGGATGGCGGTCAGCTCGTTGCTGTCCGTTCTGCGGATATTGGCACGTTCCTTGCCGAAGCACTCGCACCAAATCTCCATGTTGGACACCTGGGTGCGCTTGACCGTACCATGCTTTTGGGTATCGCCGAAGTCGCTGCCTGTGAGGAAGTTGCGGCGCTCGAAGATGTCCATGCCGTCCCAATCCTCCGGGAGCAGAGTGTCGAGATACAGACGGACAAGCCCTTCACGCTCATCGGACTCCATTGCCTCCCGCTGTTCAGCCTTGGACAGTGCTTCCAACTCGGCACTCAGATAGAGCTTCTCGCCCTGCTTCACATACACCAGCGTTTCCGCCCAGATCTGGCAGATCAGCTCCGGGGTCAGATCCCAGGAGTGCTTGATGCCCGTACCAGGCGTCTTGACCGGCCAGAAGCGGCGGTTTCCGGTGGTGTCCCGCAGATAGCCGGACTCGGCGTTGGTGGTGCCGAAGAACACGCACTGGCGCAGATGCGGCGTCGCCCGTTTGCCGAATGCCGCACGGTAAATGTCGTTCTGACGGGAGAGGAAGGAACGCAGCGTTTCCACCTCGGCCTTCTTCAGACCTGCCAGTTCGCCGATCTCCAAGATCCAGTACCCCTGCAATTTCTCTGCAGCGGTCTTATCCTTGGTGTCGCCCAGGTTCAGACTGTCCGAAAACCACTCTCCGGCCAGCTTGGCAATAAGGGTACTTTTGCCCACACCCTGAGGACCGTTCAGCACCAGCATGGAGTCAAATTTGCAGCCGGGATACAGCACACGCTTGATGGCAGCGCAGAGGGTCTTCCGGGTGACAGCTCGGACATACTCGTTATCGTCTGCACCGAGGTAGTCGATGAGCAGCGTGTCCACACGGGGAACCTTGTCCCACTCCGGCAGATTTTCAATGAACTCCCGAATGGGATGGTAGGAGCGGTCGTCCGTGACCTTCGCCACGGCGATGTCATAGTTTCTTGCAGAAAAGGTGCCGTAGTGGGAATCCACATAGCTGATAAGCTGGGCATCATCCGCATCCCGCCAGAATTTCGAGGGGTGCCGCCAAGGCACATCGCCCTTGATCTCCATGCCGTCCAGAAGCTGATTGAACACCAGCGGTTTCAGAAGCGGGTCGTTCATGAGGATCACGGTGAGGTTCTGCAGCGTGTTTTTTACCTTGCCGGCCTTGTCCAGCTCCAAGGCTTTCTGCCAGTCCTCGTCGGAGAATTCTTCGCTTGCCTGGGCTTTGCGCTCCTCGGCAAAGACCGCTTTGACTTTCTCGTCCTTGAGGGCAAAATCCGACATTGCCTGGAAGGACGGCAGCTTGCTGGGTGCGGTATCCGGGGCGCACTTATCGTCCAGGTCACGGAAACGGTGCAGGCGCACCAGGTCAAAAGCATTCAGCAGCCGACCGCAGACCGGATCTGTGGCATGGTGGCTGTATGCGAACTTGCCGTCGTAGACGATGACACCGGCAGACGAATCGGCGGGGATATAGTCGTAACGGCCGTTCATCGCAGACGGCGCATACACTTCCGAGAGAAAGGTGTCGATGGCTTCCTCCACGGTATAGGCACGGCAGAAGGCACCCACCACACCCGGCTTTGTCAGCGGGTCAGCTTGCTGGGCGATGCTGTGCTGCACCACCTCGGACTGGCGGCTGGAAACCGGCCAAGTGGAGGCGTCGTGCCAATCATCGTAGTGTGAAAGGTACTCATCCGGGTCAAGCTCTGCGCCGTCCTGCACCTTGTAGAAGAATTCGCCGTTTGAGGAGGTGGAAGGCCAGTACATGAGCCGGGATGCCTCGTAAGTGGTATCGTCAAAGAGGTCGATACCGATCTCCTTTGCCACCATGCGGGCGACTGCCGGATATTCCTCCTCACTGATTTCCCGCTTCAGCGGAATGAGCAAACGAAGGCGGGGATGCCCCGGCGTGTGTTTATGGGTGGAATAGACGCAGCACTTGAAATCGTGGAACAGCGTAATTTCATCCCAGATATCCGGGGTGCCGTAGTCCATATCCAGCGTGAGCAGAGAGCGGCACAGCACCATGCCGTTTTTGCGGCGACCTTCCCGGAGATGCCCTCCGACAAAACCGCCCACATCCTTGATGCCGTCCTGCTGACCCTTTTTCAGCTTGCGGTATTCTTCGACCGTTTCGGTGGTGCGGATGGTGCTGCCGCAGCGGGCGCAGAGATCCGCCCAGGAGATGTCCTGGTTCTTCCACTTTTTATCCATGCGGCTGTTGCCGACTGCGATCTTCATCTGTGTACCTCCTCACAGTTTTCGGTAAAGTAACGGATAAGCTGACCTTTTCGTTTTGCTTTCTCAATCTCGATGCTCATGCCGCTGGTGATCTTCTCGCCGAATACCCACAGCTCGGCGCATTTGGAGAGTAGGACGATGTCCATGAACAGTGCCAAGTCACGCTCCCTGCGGTCATTGTCGTTCATGAATTGGGTGAAATAGATGTGCGGCGCGATGGGTACGCACCCAGCTTCCACGGCGAAGCGGCAGTAAGTACGGGCGTTCTCCTGGTTTTTCACCAAATCCCCGGCCAGCGGAGAGCAGATATACACCACAGGACGGAAGGCCCGGAGTGCCTTGGCTTCCTGCTCGATCTTCGTCAGTGCCTCGTAGGCAGTGGGGTCGTAATACCCCTCGCAATTAAATTTATTGACTCCCATTTGGGTCACCTCAGTCTTTCTTATAAAAATCGCAGATATAGCCGTCTGCCCGGAGCAGAAGCCCCGATGCCCAAGTGGGCGTTTGCCCCATGACAGAGCAGATATTCTCCAAAGAAGTATCCGGCGGCGCTTCGATGACCGCTTCATCGTGGACGTGCATGACGATGCGGTACCCGGCAGCATTCAGCCGGAGCATAGCTTCCGCAAGAATATCCCTTGCCGTTGCCTGGACGATGTTCTCCACGAACTTGGGTCCGTAGCTTTCCAGCCGCAGCCACTTTTTCTGTTCGCCGACACCTTCATAGGTCACGGACTCATTGCCGAAGCGGTTCAGACCCATTTTCGGCTTCACATACACGAGCCGTCTGCCGGAGGGTAGCTCGATGAACATCATGCCGCTCTGATAATAGAAGCGAATGCCGTGTGTTTCTGTGGCAGTTCGCTCTCGGACGCAGGTGGAAGCTGCTTTGTCCACATCCCACCAGAACTTTGTAATATGGGGGTTGGACAGACGCCAGGCATCCACCAGCGGTTTCAGTTCTTCTTCCTGCAAACCGTAGTTCAGTGCGCCCATTGCTTTCAGCGCACCCACGGAGCCACCGTAGCCAAGAGCCAACTCGGCAATTTTGCCTTTCTGCCGCAGATGCCCGTTCACGCCGTGCTTTTCCACGGGGACATGGAACATCTGCGAAGCGGAAGCGCAGTAGATGTCTCCACCGTTTGCAAAGACCTCCTGCCGCCAGTGTTCGCCGGCAATCCAGGCGATGACTCTCGCTTCGATGGCGGAGAAGTCTGCCACATAAAAGCGGCAGCCGGGTTTCGGCACAAAGGCAGTGCGGATAAGCTCGGACAGTACCAGCGGCACGGAGTCATAGAGCATTTCCACGGCGTCCGTATTGCCGCTGCGGACCAGTGCCCGTGCGGTGTTCAGATCCGGCAGATGGTTCTGCGGCAGGTTCTGCACCTGGATGAGTCGACCGGCATAGCGACCGGTGCGGTTGGCACCATAAAACTGGATCAGTCCTCTGGCACGGTCATCCGAGCCGACTACCGTCTGCATGGCGGTGTATTTCTTGACGCTGCTCTTTGCAAGTTCCTGTCGAAGGGAGAGGGCAAGCTCCACCTCGCCGTCCGCTTTTTCAAGCATATCTGCCACGGCGGCTTTGGAGAGCGAATCTGCCTCCACACCTTTTTCGGCAAGCCATGCTTTGAGCTGCACCGGACTGTTGGGGTTATCCAAGCCGGTGACGGAGCGAGCCTGCTCCATGTGCGTCCGCTTGAAGCGTTCATCACAGCGAATCGCCTGGGTGACGAGGGTGCGGTCGAGCATGATGCCCCGGTCATTGATCTGCTGGTCGAGGGTGTAGTTACGCCACTCCGACTCCGTGACCGGGAACTTGGAGAGCTTCTGCTGAATGGACATTTCCGTTTCCACATCCCGAAGGTTGTAGGCTTTGAAAAGCGACCATTTCTCCAGCGCATCTGTCGGATAATGTCGAATGGGCGAACCGTCTCTTGCTTTTGCCGGAGTGCAGAAATACCGGATGAGGTCTTTGCCTTCTTTGAGCTTCTGCTTTTCCAGACCCAGCACGGCACCGACGCCTTCCAGCGAAAGCGGCAGTCCAAGGGTCGCCGCCCAGACCATCGTGCAGTGCCAGGAGGACGGGTCGAGATATTGTCCGGTTGGGTATCCAAGATAGCGGGACAGACACACGCGCTCGAATTGTGCATTGAATGCCCATTTGGTCACGGCAGGGTCGGTCAGCGCAGAGCGGACATCGGCAGGAAGCGTTTCTCCGGCAGCCAGATCCACGACCTTCACCGGAGCACCGTCTGCGGAGTAGCCGAAGAGCAGCACCTCAAAGTCTGGGGCTTCGGCATAGCGGTACACGCCGCACTTGGTGAGGTTTTCGGAGGAGAAGGTCTCGATATCGATGCTAAGTGTTTTCATACGCATTCCTTCCTACGGAATATGGGTGGCAGAGGTCAATTTCTGCCACCCACAGAGCCGTCTGGGGTTACTTGAATTCCTTCATGCGCTTCTCGTGGTATTCCAGGTCACGGGAAGCCTGTTCCTTCTCACGCTTTTCACGCTTGTGGTCATTGCTGATGCCCTGCACCAACCAAACGAAGAAGCCGATGCTGAGGCAGGCCCAGATGCCAAGGAGGGCGGTTACCAGGATGTTCTGAATCAGTTCCATTGTGTTGCACTCCTTTCTCAGGACAGGAAGTCGTCGTCCAGGTCGGTGGCGAAATCGTCAGCCGCAGAGGACTTGCCACCGAGAGGCTCACCGTCACGAACCTTCTGGATGTTGCCAAGACCACAGGCGATGCCGCGGTTGCCGTTGGAATTGAAGGCGTAGAAGTTTACGGACACTCTGGCGTAGCAGCCGGAATACACCTCGGAGCGGTCAAGGATCGGCTGAACGCTGCGGTCCACGATCTGAGGGGCGGTAGTGCTGTTGGCGTTCACGAAGAAGCTGTTCTTGTAGGCTTCATCGTCACGCTCGGTATCGCCGTCACGGAGCGGGAGCTTCAGAGCCGCCTTATTGGGAATCTTCCCGCCGAACTTGGCGACGCCTTCCTTGATGGCAGCGTCCACGGCTGCGTTGATAGCGTCGAGGGTCTGCTTATCGGATTTCGGAATAATGAGGGACACGGAATACTTGGGGTTGCTGCCGTTGATGGAGGCAGGCTCCCACACGTTTGCGTAGGACAGGCGGACAACGCCGGTCACAACTTTGGTCGAATTCATCTTGTTAGCCATAATTACAGTTCTCCTTTATAGTCGGTAAAGTCTTGTTTTGCACCCGTGGTCGCAATAGCCGGACGCCGGTCGGATGCGGGAACGAGCGTCGGCTTTCCTTTGGGCTTGACGACCAGACCGCCGAGCACCTCGGCAAAGGTCTTTTTACCCATGAGCTTCTCCATCTCGGTGATGGGAATGAGGGACTTCTTGAAGATGTCGGTATACCCGGCCGCACGGGCAGCAGCGACAACGGCATCCTCGTCGGTGTATTTGCGGTTGGTGCGGCTTTCCACCAGCTTGTAGCCCGGCCACTGCTTTCCATGGTTGACCGCCGCATCCTGGGCATAGGCCATAAGCTCATTTGCCCATTTGGTGAGGTCGTCCAGCTTGCCGAGAATGTCGCCGATCTCCGCATCGGAAAGCAGAGGCGGCTGGGCAAACTCATATTTTGCAAGTTGGAGCTTGGCATCGGCTCTGGCACGGCACTTGACCGCCGCCTTGCAGAACTGGCACCAGCTTCCGGGGCAGTATTCGCCTTCGCCTTTGAAGGCAAGCTCTGCCTTGGGCTTCAGCGTCTTTTCCGCCCAATCCCGAAGCTCGGCAACGGAAATGACCCATGTGCTGACATTCTCCCGGCGGGGCTGGTAGATGGTCATGGAAACCGTCTCGATGTCGTAGAGACAATAGAAGATACGGAGCGCACCGAGCGCATACAGCATCATCTGCGGATTTTCCTCGGCATTCACCAACACGCCCTGGCCGTACTTTAGATCGATAATGTGGAGGAGCTTGTCTGCCACGATGAGGCAGTCGCCGGTACCGAAGCCGTCCGGCACATAGCAGGAGAAGTCCAGCCGCTGCTCAATGAGCACCTTGGGGTCCGGGCAGTCCTGCCGGGCTTCCTCGATGGCTTCCAGAACGAATTCCAGGTAGCCGTCCGTGTACATCTCCATTTCGTCGGAGTCGTACTTGCTGACCGGGCGGGTGGAGCGCATCTTCAGTGCCTTGCGGAGCTTGTGTTCCGCCAGCGCATGAGCGGCGGTGCCTTCGGCTGCGGCTTCCGTTTCTCTGTCCTCAAACTCTAATTCCAATCGAGCGGAGGGATTGCAGTGAAGCCAGCGGTGAGAGGAAGATGCCGAGAGGACTGCGTGACGATTAGGTGGCATCCTTCAGCACCTCCACATCTTTGAGCAGCGCCTCATAGTGCTTGGGGTCGATGCCGGAGAGCTTCGGAGCACCGTACTTTTTAAGGAGCACCTGGATTTCGGTCGTGAATCCGGCTCGGCTCTTTTCACCGAGGACTGCTCGGACTTCCTCCAGCGTCAGTTCCTTTTTGGGAGCAGGTGCAGGCGTCTTCGGCTCTGCATCGACAGTCGGCTCATTCTGCAGCATGGCATCCGCCACAGCCTGAACGCTGTCCGCCAGGGAGCGAAGATCCTCGACCACATCGAGCAGGAGCTTGACCTTACTCATGTACACCACCTCCCATCGGAACTTCGGTGATGGCAATGGATTCGACCGAGTTGCCGGGAACCACGACCATGACCTTCTGCTTGGGTCCCAGAAGCAAGGTGAAGAGTTTCTCGCGGATGCTGACCGTTCTGCAAGCAACTACGCCGCCGTTTCTGGGCTTGTCTGAAACACGGATATTCAAGTTGTGTCTCATACGGGGTTACCGTCCTTTCCGGAGGGCTTGTATTTTGTTGCCTTCCGGTGTACCCAGAAAAATCGGGGATTTGTCAGGGTGTCTGGCGGAAAATTTTCAAAAACTTTTTTCTGCCTGCCTCGATGGACTCGGAAACAGACTGAAAGCTGGCCTCTTCGATGGCAGCGATTTCCCGCAGGGTCTTGCCGTTTGCGTACAGTCGAAGCCGGCGCTGCTGGGTGGCAGTCAAATGCGAGAAGGCTTCTCGGATACGAGCGGTCTGTTCTGCCGAATCATCCTCTACGGCATATTCGTCGCAAGCACCGTACTCCTCGCCCTCGTAGTCGATGGCGTCGTAGGAGTAGCAATGGTAGCGATGACGCTCGTCCTGCGCGTGCTCCGCCTTACGGCTGTCGATGATGACGGCACCGATTTCGTCAGAAACCTCGACCTCCGTCACTGTTCCGTCCAAGAATGCGTATTTGATTTTCATAATGTGTCCTTTCCGCTTGAGACGGCACTGAGCGGTCGGGACACAAAAAGAGCCGGTGGTCACGATGGACAACACCGGCAGACAGAACCTACAAGAAGGCATGGCAAAGCACGGTGGGTACATCGAGTTCAAAAAATCCTTGGTGGGTTTTTCGGTTCTCTATGTATCCCGCCGCCTCTAATGCGCATCTCAAGGCTTTGAGATTAAATTTGGTGGGGCTACTTGCCCCAAGGGGTATATAAGGTTTTTCGGATTTATGGGAAAAACAAAAGACGGCCGGGACATAGCGCGCCCCATAAAGGGGATGCTAAATCCTGGCCGTCTTGCAGCTCTGCGGACTTGTTATTCTCTTTTGTGCTTACGCAGCACGGGGATGGCTTTTTACATGAAAAGCCCTTGTGCTGATTCGCGTCATAACCGTTTCGGTATCACGCAGTGTCACTGTGAAGCTGTCGCCCACAGGCACGGTCATTCTTACCGCACGGTCTTTGTGCTGGATCTCAACGATCCCTGTCTGGGCATCCGCCATGCAGACGAGATGTCCTTTACAATCTCGGTACGCTACCATCGGGGTCCTCCTTTCTTGCTGTAGTCATAGGCACCGCCTCCTTAATGTTGCCTTGTTAGCAAACTTGCTAACGCTTGCTGTAAAAAAACACAGCGGGCGGTAAAACCCGCTGTAGTTTTCGATATGGACGCTCAAGAACCGACCACGCCTGCAAAATTCATGATGGCAGAAGCGTAGGAATAATCGGTCGTATCACTTCTTCGGATGATACCAAGATCCTTTAGGCGATTGGTCGCCGCTGTAACGGAAACATCAAAGACTGCGGAGACTTGGGCGATAAACATCCCCATAGAGGGAGGATATTTCAGCTTGTCCCCGTGGTACTTTGCCATTTGTATGATGGGTGTCTTCGGCATCAAAACGGCAGCGGACAGATGGTTGGCCTGCCATTCCATCCAGTCATGGTCGTCCCATTTGCGAGTGTCCGATTTATTTGTCATGCCATTGTCGACCCGGCACTGTATCATGGGGGCGATGAGCTCATCGTCAAAAATGGATACCTGGTCGGGGTTATACGAGAAATAGCCGGAATGGAAGATGTCATGCCCACCCTCATGTCCGAGCGTAAAGCGGTAACGATGCCGTTGGCTCTCATCCAGAAGGCGGTTGTCGATGATGACGGTACGGGCCTTGGCACTGATGTACTCCGCCCGATTTGTGGCAGGGTCAAAAACCGGCACCTTATTGGTGTCGTTAAAAACAGTCATCCCAAGGTACACGCCATTGTGGGACAGATATTGATAATCCGGCGTCATTCCGAGATAGAATTCGATAAAGCCCTCGATGTCCACGGGAGAGGGGTTCGTCAGGACTTCCGGCTGAGAATCCTGTACGAAACGCTCTCCGATGGCATCTATCTCGGCTTTGCTCAAAATCGGTACGCCGTTGTTCTTCACTCGAAGAGAGGGAGTGTACATCTTTATAAATTACCCCTTTCGCTGCTTGAGCTCCTCGACGAACTTCAACCAGTCGGCCTCACTTGCATCCAGATCACGTGCCGTGCGGAGCGCAGCGGACACATAGTCGTGTTCCATGATATAGTCAGGCAGGTCCGGGGCAACAGAGTTTCTCTTTTTGCCAGCCAGATCATACATCGTAGTTTTATCCTCGTCGTTCAGCATGAGAATTCGAGAGATCAGCTCCAGCTTCTCCATTTCAGGAGGGTTACGGCGATCCTTTTCAATGTCAGTCAGATAGGGCGCAGTAATCCCAATCATTTCCGCCATCTTGCGGAGCGTGATTTGTTTCTCAGTGCGCTTCCTTTGCAGGAACTCTCCAAAATTCTGGTACTGTGTGTTCATGTCGTTCACCTTTTCTACTTAACATTATAAGCCCTGTTATTGATTCATTTTCGCCTATTTGTTTTTCTTCTCGGCACTCTTATCATAAATTACGGGCAACTCTCATCACAACGGTGAATCGAATTAGCACGGCTGCTTGTTCGCTTGTTAGCAGTTATGCTAACAATATTATATCCATAGAGCCGTACCTTGTCAAGTAGTTTGGATGAAATTTTTACAAAACCTGCGCTATTGATACATAATACCCGGCATTTTAACCTTATCTCGTCCGTCTGCGGGCATTTTCAAGTCGCCAAGCAGAGATGCATAAGTGACGGCGGCTTTGCCGAAACGACCCCGTATCTCCTCCACGGCATCCTGTACCTTTTCCTTGGCTATGCGCTGCTGCACATTGTCGAACAGCGAAACCTGCTCCGCATCGCTCTTCGGGGAAAGCTCTATAGCGCGGACGGTCACCGCTCGAACCTTTGTGTTCCAGGTATATCGCTCCTGAAAGCAGCGGAAAGCGGCGGCAGCGATTTCTGACGGAAGCTGTGTTTTGATTGGGAGCTTGCACTGAAATTGCGAACCGAAAAGGTCGTTTCCTCGGACATGGATTTGAACGGTACGGGTTGAAAGGCCGTGTACACGCAGTTTATGACCAATATCCTGTGAGAGCGCAAGAATCACTTTCCGCACTTCATCCTCGTTTTCCAGATCGGATATGCAGGTTATACCATGCCCCACCGATTTGATGGGTGACACAAAATCCTTGTGCATGACCCTGGAATTGTCCCTGCCGTTGGCGTAGCTCCACAGGCCAAGTCCGTTTACGCCAAGAAGCCCCTTCAGAAACACTGGGTCACAAGCGGAAACATCTCCGATAGAGCGGACACCATACCGCGCAAGTTTCGCCGTGGTGGCTGGGCCGCAGTAGATCATGTCACTGCACGGGAGCGGCCAAACCTTCTCTTTGTAGGAATCCGGTGAAATCTCTGTGATGGCATCCGGCTTCTTCATATCAGATCCCAGTTTGGCGAACACCTTATTAAAGGATACGCCGATACTGACAGTCAGACCGAGTTCCTCCTTCACGGAGCGGCGGATATTTTCCGCAATCGTTCTGGCGTCTCCACATACATACCGACTGCCGGTCACATCGAGCCAGCACTCGTCCATGCCGAAGGGTTCCACCATATCGGTGTACCTCTGGTAGATAGCCTGGGTCAGCTTTGAGTATTTGAGGTATTGGTCATATTGCGGCGGTACGATAATGAGGTCACGACAGCACTGTTTCGCCTCCCAATTGACCATTCCGGTTTTTACACCGGCCCGTTTTGCTTTTTCGGATTTTGCAAGGACGATACCGTGCCTATCCTCGGTGCAGCCGCATACCGCTACTGCTTTGCCTCTAAGCCGTGGGTCGAGCATCATTTCGACCGATGCATAAAAGCAGTTCAAATCACTATGAAGAATTGCTCTTTCCATATTGACCGCCTCATTTCAGAAAAACTTCACAATTTGCTCTTGACAAGATGAAGTTGTATCGCATATAATGATTGCATAACTTCATAAACTTCATTTCAAATTATAATCACAGGATGAAGTCCTGTCAATAGCTTCAATGAAGTTGATGAAGTTACAGAACGAAAATCTACAGCGGAGGAGATTGGTTATGACTTTTTCCGACAAGATTAAACGAGCCCGTGAGGGCGCAAAGATGACGCAGCATGACCTCGCTCAGGAGGTTGGCGTATCCCAGCGGACCATTGCCTCTTATGAGTCCGGCGGTGCAAGAGCCAGGAAATCTACCACAGAAAAATTGGCGCACGCCCTCAAGGTGTCCGTAAGGTATCTTTCAGATGACGACTGCACGAATCCCTTGGAAGATATAGAGAAGGACGAGTATATTGAGCAGGCTCGTGAACTGTATGGGGCAAAAGGTGTCCGGGATATGGATGAGCTGTTGCGGGACAACGCTGCTTTGTTTGCGGGCGGTGAACTGTCCCAGGATCAGAAGGACGCTTTTTTCCAGGCTGTCATGACTGCCTATGTGACCTGCAAAGAAGAAGCAAAGGCAAAATTCGGTCGCAAGTCTTGATACTGTCCTGTTTATGGTACAGTTCTGAGTTTATAATACTCACAAAGGGATTTTTATACCCTTTTTCAGATACAAGGGGGTGTGGCAATGTCATACGCAGATGTGTGCGAGGCAGTTGAGTCGCTGCAGAGAAAGTACTGTGAGCGCGATCCGTTTCGCCTGTGCGCAGATATGGGTATCAAATTGCTCTATCAGCCGCTCGGAACAGACCCCGACGCCATCAAGGGGTTCTATCTTGAGAGCAAGCGGATACGCACGATTACCGTCAACTGCAACCTGCCGGTCGTTATCCAAAGGATTATCGTTTCGCATGAGCTGGGGCACGCAGTACTTCATCGCAAATCGGGCGTCAAGGCATTTCACGATATGGGACTCTTCGATGAGAGTTCCGTCACAGAAAAAGAAGCGAACCTTTTCGCCGCTGAGTACCTGCTCAACGATGAAGAGGTGCTCGATACCCTGAACAGGGACACAACATTTTTCACGGCGGCAGCCAAGCTTTATGTCCCCATAGAACTACTCGATTTTAAATTTCGGGTCATGAAATGGAAGGGCTATAAGCTCATTGAGCCGCCGATTTCGGCGCGGAGTAACTTCCTCGCCAATATGGAGGTGCCGGATGATGCAGACTGCTACGGTGAATAAGCCGCTGAAAGTATATGTAGCCGTAAAAGCTGATTTTGCCGCTGACGGCACGATGTTCCCAAGCATCATCACTTGGGAGGACGGCGAGAAATATGAGATAGACCGTGTATCCGATATCCGTCAAGCACCTGCGATGAAAGCCGGAGGTCAGGGCGACCGCTATACGATATGGATCGGCGGTCACCAGAGCTATCTGTTTTTCGAGCGCAGCGCAGACCTTACCGGAAACAACATCGGCCGATGGTTTGTAGAGAGACGATGAGGAGAGTATAATGGACGATAAAACTCGAATTGTTAGGAACACTGAAGAGTTGAAGGGCAAAGTGCAACATCGAGCTTTGGTGCTCAAAGACGCTGTGGCTGATTTGATACCAGTAACGAAAAAACCGGAGTATGACTTGCCGTTCACATATGAAATCTGCATTCCGGAAAATCAGTTCATTGACCGAAACAGGAGTGTTGCTGCTGGCTTTCAGCTTGTTCCGGCATCACAGAAAGTACTTGATCAAGAGGATGTGGTCGATGTAGAATTTGAAAAATCCATTATCGATGCAGATAAATGGGACTACATCGTGGCAGCCGCCAGCGGATTGCTTACAGCAACTATGAATATCCTTTGGGTCGGTGAGCTATCCCTTGAGAACGCACAGGCTTGGGGGCGCAAAGAAACGGATAAATTTGTCATGAAAGTGGCTCAAACGCAAGGCTACAAGGGTGACGATCTGTCTGATGCCATTCGTTTTCTGGAGAAAGCATTCCCCCTTGCAAGCGACAAAGCCACTTCTGACTTTGGAGGGGGCTTGCAGCATCACCTCAGAGATTTCTGCCATCATCCGACCATTGCGGGGCTTGCATTCTCAATTTTATCGCAATTCACGGGCAAGGGCTACGGCACAAAAACGGATGGTAGTTTTCAGGTGGTGGATCTCCCAGAAGGGACAGCCCTCGGTAACAACCTTTGCGAAAAATTGTTTTATGGTACTTTCATGTGGGCTGGTCATATGATTAGCGATATGGCTGGCTCTAATCAGAGTGCTGGTGCCGGTACGGGTATTCCGGGACACATTCTTTCATTTTTGAAGGAAGTATCCGCTCTGCCAATCATGAAGGATGTAACCGTTAAGTACAAAGATGATGACATCGGCTTTTCTGTGTGGGTATCCAAACTGTTTAACGGTACATATTTTACACCAGTAGAGAATGGGGAACGAATTAAACTTGACCTCCGTACCGAAATGGGAGTTGCCTATCAAGTTGGCAAGCAGGCCGTCCCGGTCATCGCCAATGAGTGTATTGTGCGATGCTTTTATTTGATCCGGCGTCTGTACCTGGAAATCAAGCAGAAAGATGTCGATTCTCTTGCGGATTTGAAAGCACTTGATCCGAAGAACTTTTTGCCATTTAACAACAGAACTATTACCCACATGATAACTGTTTCTTCTGGCGTGTTCTTTGCCGTGACAACATCCGCCGCAGCAGTTAAAGCCGCAGTAAAAAATAAGGGGGTCAAGGGTGGGTTCGTTCAGGACTTTCTACTCAGTATCAACTATGTGGGGGTTGGTCGTTTTGTAATCGCACTGAGTGCAGAGACAAAGTATGTGATAAAAGATGTCAAAAAGCTCTACCATGCATACCGTGAGAGGTTGGATGTCGTAGGTGATCCAGTCATTGATTTCGATGCCCTTGACTATTTGGCATTGACGCCGGAACAGGCAAAAATCCTGCTGTCTCTGAAAAGGCAGAAAGTCCTCTTTGACATAGAAAACACAGCTGATGAGGCGGTGAAGACATCAAAGAGAGAGTGGATTTCGGAATGGTTGGGCTTGTGTGGTAAAAGCCTTGATGAGGAACCGGAAAATTGCTATATAGATTCGTTGAAGGATACATTTTCCGCTTTGCGTGATACAGCCAACGCAGCGACCAATGCGAATTGGCTCTACTTGATCACAATGGAACTTGCCATATTCCGCCCATACTTTCCCCTTGGAGACGAAAGTGTTAAAAAGTATAAGGGACTGAAATACAAGGCGGATTTCGACAAAGAGGTATTCTGCGTAGAGCAGGATTTGATTTCACCCGATGCTTATAAGTCCATTCTCAAAGAGTATAAAAGGGCCATATCCGCCTTACAAAATCAAACGCAGAAACTTGCAATCGGTGCTTCTGCTACTGTTGCGGTTACTGTCGCCACCGGAGGACTCGCTTGGGCTTTTGCACCGCAAATCGCAGTAATGCTTGCAGGCTCTTCGTTTGTAGGGCTATATGGCGCTGCACTGACCAATGCAAGCCTTGCATTGATAGGCGGTGGCTCCCTTGCTGTTGGCGGTATGGGTATTGCCGGTGGCACAGCAATCATTACGGGCGGTGGAGCACTGCTCGGCATCATCGGCTCTGGGGCGGCAACGGTTTCCTCGATGACACTCCTTTCCTCCAAGAACTATGTGCTTAACGAGTGCGCCAAACTTATCACCTTTTGTAATGTGGTCTTAGTAGATAAAAACGGCGACAAAGCCGCTGTTGCAACGATAAAGCGTAGTTTGGATAAGGGCATTGATGAGATGAATCACGAACTTGTCCTGCAACAAGAAGCGGAATCTGAGGAGAACGCAGATAAAAAGCGTCGAAAAGAACAGGAAAAATGCATTACCTACTTAGAGCGGTGCAGCCGTCAACTCGGAAAGCTGTGCGCCCACACAGTATCAGGCGGTAGTATGGACAACGAAATTACCACAGATGACAGTGCTGACCAGGAGCTAAGTTAAAACGATGCCGGACTGACACCAAAAGTGCGGGCAGTCCGGCATCTTTCACTTAGTTATTGACCTCCTCACTATCTATGGAACTTTCCGCGAGAGCTGCTGCGGCTTCACGCTCACGACGAGCCGCCCAGCCACCTTTCGCCCTGGGTGCGTATGCCGATTCCAGCGCATACATGATGCCCTGCTCATCGGCAAAGTAAATACCGGGGACATTCCAATTATCCTCGGCATTCCAGTCCATCAACTTTCTGACCATATCCACAACCGTGGCATTGCTGATTTTGATCTGCGCTTTCTGCTCACCCTCCGGCTTGGAGAAGCGCACGGCATTCGGAGCGTCCTCCTTGCAGGCACGGATGGCAAACTGCTTCGACTTCGGCTCGATCAGGAACTGGATGTACTCTGGGAAGCGGAGCTCCTGTGCGGTCTGCACATTGAACTTCACAACATTGCCTGCGAAAGTGCAGACAGAGGCGGAACGGGTTTTAATAAGATCGATGACAGAAAATTTCTCAAACATGGTAGTTACTCCTTCTCAATTACAATAAAGTTTTCATCCTCCTCGGTAACTGCCGGGGCGGGTTCTGGTTTTTGGGTCGCGGAAATAAGCAGGTTGTCCACATACTCCTCGTCCCACGATGAATCGACGATCATGAAGCCAGACAGTACTCCCTTGACCACGATGCGTGGCTTTCGGTGGGTGCTGCGCCGTTTCCGATACCGTCGTTCTTTGCGGATCTGCTGTGCCAACAGCCACTCGGTCTTCTCAATAATGGGGGTATGATGCCCCTCAACGAAATACTGCGGTTCTATGCCGTTGTTCTTTACACTCTTATGCGTGAAAAAGTCTATCGTAACTGTTTTTTGACACAAGGCATCTCCACAGAATTTTTCGTTTTTAAGGATGCCAAGGACACTGCCGGAGCTCCAAATCGATAGACCTTTTACAGTAGGAATGCCGCTTTTCGTAAGCAATTCCGCAATTTGAGTGGATGAATAGCCGTCCAGATAGAGACTGTATATGGTTCTGACAACATCCGCTTCGTCCTCTACGATCTCCCAGTTCTTTTCATCATCCAGCCGATAGCCGAGCAGAGCCCAACTGGGGTAGATTCCAAGACCCTGAGCTCTTCTGCGCTTGAATGACCATTTTAGACTGTTGGATTTTTGCTCAGACTCACTCTGTGCCACAAGGCTCAATACGGTAATGACCATATCGCTGCTCTTATCCAGCGTGTTGAGCTTCTCGGTCTCAAAGTACACGCCCACAGGCGGGTCGAGCTTTCGCAGCATGAAAATGTAGTTCAGACTGTCCAGCACATTTCTGGCAAAACGGCTGACCTGCTTCGTGATGATAAGGTCGATCTCTCCCGCTTTGCATTTCTCGATCATTTCGAGAAAGTGCTCACGGTGCAGAACAGAAGTACCGGAAATGCCCTCATCGGCGAAAATACCGGCAAACTCCCATTCCGGATTCTCCCGGATCATACGGGTATAGTTTTGCACTTGAAGCTCGTAACTGCTTGCCTGGGTGTCCTCATCCGTGCTGACACGGCAGTACGCACACACACGAAGTTTTTTCTTTTCGGTTTCCGCTTCCATATCCCTTTTTGCAGGAATGATCTGTACCTCCTTTTGCGGACCATTAATGTATGCGTCACGGATGACGTTCTTGGTAGACTGCCTTTTATCCTCGCTGCGACCGCGAGGTCGAAGTGGTTGTTTCTTCGTTATCTTCATAGGTTCACCTCCTCCTGCCGCAGATTATGTGGGCAGATAAGCCCACACCGCAGCTCGGAGCCGGCGAATTCTATTATATCGTGAAAATATGAAAACCGTTAACTTAAATGGTATATATCGCTCAGGTTAACGGTATTGGGAGCAAAAAATAAGAAGCCTTTCAGCTCCTTATTTCAACATCGGTGATTTACTTGTCCTTATTCATGGCTTTCAGCATCTGGTTCGCCGCTTTCTTTTGCTCCGGCGTGAGGTTGACCCAGTTTTCAAACAGCTCTTTGAGTTCCGGGCTGATTTCGACCATCTCACCCTCGGCAAAGAACTGCGCCATCGTGATGCCGAATCCCTTACAGATCGCTTCCAGCGTTGCGAGGGAGGGGACTGTATTCCTCCTATAAATATTCGCAATCGTGGACTCGGATAAGCCGCAGTTCTTTGCCAGCCTATACTCAGTCCACCCGCGCTCGTTTAAGAGCTGCCGAAGCCTCTCGTGCGTGTCCATAGCATCACCACCCTTCCTGTAATTATTTTACCCGCAAACTAAAAGGTATTGTACTGGCTACTTGTACTGAGCATACCGTTATGTTAAACTGTATAATAACGGGAATTCAGTACGGAGGGATGACAATGCTGACCGAGGAACAGAAACGGATGCACAGAGTGTGTTTTACGGGTCACCGCCCAGAGAAGCTGAAACAGTCTGAAAGCGTGATTGTGAAGGCTCTGGAAACTGCGATCAAAGAGGCAATTGCCGATGGCAAGAATGTTTTTATTTCCGGCATGGCTCGTGGGGTGGATATCTGGGCAGCTGAAATCGTGCTGCGTCTTCGGAATGAGGGGCAGAATGTAAAACTGATTTGCGCCAGCCCATACGATGGCTTTGAGCGTGGGTGGAGTGCCGAATGGCAACGACGGTACAATGTCGTCCTTGCCGCCGCCGACCTTGTTCGTTTTATCTGTCCAGGGTACAATCGTTCCTGCTTTCAAATACGCAACGAGTGGATGGTCGACCACTCCTCGCTGGTAATTGCTGTGTTTAACGGTCAGCCCAGCGGCACCAAGAACACGATTGATTATGCCAATCGGAAAGGCGTTCCTCTCATATACACGTAAAATAAAAAGGCATCTCGTTTTTAAACGAGATGCCTGAATAGTTTTTAACTTTACTTATTGCTTTGCAAAAAGGTAAAGTACTTTTTTGTCGCAGAAGAAAGGGTGTCCATCTGATTTGTTCCTATTGGCAAATCAACAGGCACTTTTATGTCCTGACCACGCCGAGAAATAAGCCTACAAAATTTTGCTCCACCGTCTTTTTCAAATTCACTCTGAAAGGAAAAAGCACAATCGGTGACCTGAAACGCCTTCTCGACACGAGCCGCACGGGAAACGCAGTCAGTTATCAGTTTCTTGCTACTGTAGATATGATTGCTGGTAAGCCATTCTTTAAATTCTCCGTTTTTCATTCTATTCCACCTTTATTACCCACGAACTATCGAAATTTAATGCCCGTAGAGTACTTGCTTTATCGAGCTTTTCGGGTTTACGTACTTTTAGGTGAAGCCTATCGGTTGGTATTTCCTCAATTATCGTAAATTGGCTACCATGAGGTTGCCAAGTGAACCTATGTACCCCCGTAGCTTTTTCGTGCCCTTCAAGATTTCCGCGTGCATTCCACGAAAAACGATACAGTTCTGCGTCATATCGAACAGTCTCGGTTTCAAAAATCAAATACTCGCTATAATCGGGTCCTTTAACTAAGACAACTGTTCTCGCAAATTTGAAATATTGGCGGATACCAGATACACGCTCATTCCATATATCAAGAACCATTCGACCAATCTCATTGGGATCGGCTTCGGTTATTCGGTCTACCCCAAAACTGTATGTTGGCGAATTTCGTCCGCTAATTAGACGCACCGTTTTTTGTTCTCCAATATTTGAACCGGATTTAACTGTTTTTGCACTCCAACAACAATTGTCCAAAACAACATCGTCCAATCCGACATTAGAAGGTCTCCATTGGGCATTGATACAATTCGCAAATATTTGTTCCCATTCGTTACCTTCCAGAGACATTGCTGATTTAGTGGCAAGCATATACACAACATCTTCGGCAAATTTTTCAATAAACGAATGGGGAAACTCATTCAACCTATAAGGCGGTACAGCTTTGTTAACTGTACGCAATCTCGGTTCAGCCATAGCCAAAGCCTCCACTTCATACCTTTTTAGATATTATAGCACATTCTTCGGGCGAAGTATAGCGCCGTTTAAAAAATTTACACTCTCGTCAAGTTTATTTCCGTCAAGGGGTGGACTTTTTTGAGAAAAAGCGCTATACTAATTGAGAAGTTTACTTCCCACTCGTAGTGAAAGGGAGATTGAAAACAATGATCTCAAATGTTGCCTTATTACGTAATCGTGTTGGCTTAACACAAACAGATTTATCAAAAAAAGTTGGAGTTAGTCGACGGGCACTGTCGTCGATTGAAAAGGGTACAGCAAAACCATCCGTGGATGTAGCACTGAGGCTTGCTGCTGTTTTGAATACATCAGTTGAGGATTTATTTGTATGCGAGGATGTCCCAGCCTCCACTAATTACGATGAAGATTTATTCGCAAGCACGGAAAATCTGAATGGCAAATGGAGTAATTTCCGATTTATTGATTTGTTTGCTGGCATAGGCGGAATCCGCCTGGGATTCGAGTCCGCAGGTGGACACTGTGTCTTCTCGTCTGAATTTGATGAGGATGCTTGTAAGACTTATGAAGCGAACTTTGGCGAGCATCCGTCTGGTGATATAACAAAAATCAATGCAGAGGATATACCTGACTTTGATATACTGCTCGGCGGATTCCCTTGCCAAGCATTCTCGATAATCGGGAAGAAAGAGGGATTTGCAAATGAGACGTGTGGGACATTGTTTTTTGACATAGAGCGTATATTAAAAACTAAACGCCCACCCGCATTTATGCTTGAAAATGTAAGAAATCTCACTGCGCACGATGGGGGTAAAACTTTTAAAGTTATTAACGATCATCTTACAGCTTTGGGATACCATGTTCATGCCAAAGTGTTAAATGCACTCGACTATGGTGTCCCACAAAAAAGAGAGCGAATCATTATTGTTGGCTTTTTAAATGACGTGCCATTCACTTTTCCAGAACCAGTTCCAGTAGATAAAAGGAAAACGCTTTCTGATATACTCGAAAAAAATGTAGATCAGAAGTACTATGTGAAAGAACGTATCCATCAATCTCGGATTATGAGGTTGAATGATAAGGATTATCCGCGCCCTTATATTTCACATGAGAATATGGCGGGCTCAGTAACACCGCATCCGTATTCTTCGGCATTAAGGGCTGGAGCATCAGCAAATTATATTCTGGTCAATGATGAAAGGCGTCCCACAGAACGTGAAATGCTTAGGATACAAGGATTTCCAGACACATTCAAAATAGTACTGCCTTATGGAAAAATAAAGAAGCAGTGTGGCAATTCGGTTGCGGTTCCTGTGATTTCTGCAGTAGCAAAGTCCATGATTGCTGCATTAAAAGCCTACGAACAAGCAAAAGAAACTGTTGACTAATGCGTTGTATGTTTGGCTGCCAACACGGCCGCTGATAATTAAACGAATACTCCCAGCAGTTCAACGATTACCCCAGCTGTTTAACGATTACCCCAGCTGTTTAACGATTACCCCAGCTGTTTAACGATTACAACGGCACAGAAAGCTACAATCCTCCTAAAACGCACAAAACCCCGCCGCAGAATTGCTCTGCAGCGGGGTTCGCTTATGTACTGAAACAGCCGAAAAGCCTTATTTCAAGCGGTTTTCAGGCATAGAAAAATGCCACCGTAATTCTATCAAAATTACGGTGGCATTATGGTCGAGGTGACAGGACTCGAACCCGTGGCATCCTGCTCCCAAATGTCGCGCGCTACCAACTGCGCCACACCC